GTAACTCAATCGGCACTAAGTGCTATCCCAGCGCTAATAAGCGTTTTACTCCCCCCTTTTGTTTCCTTTTTCCCTTTGTTTGTCTTACTATGGATCTTAGTAAAGATACCGTAGTACCCCCATCGGAACTTCATACAGTGTGTGACACCGATTTTCTTCAAAAAAAATTTTTAAAAGAAAAACTTGATTCTGTCCTCCGTGAGGAACGAAAAAAAGATACTGTGACTTTAAAAGAAATTTTGAAACCTGCTGAACAACAATTACTGTCTTCGTCTTATCCTGAATTTCATATTGTTTATGCTTCAGAAATTAATCATCAACACGCTTTTGCTGCTGCTTCTCGGAAGTTAGAATTACATTTGCTTTTGTTACGTCTTCGTGTTGTCCCTGGTTATACTCTTAAAAATTATGATGACTATGTGTGCGATATTGGTGGTGAATTTGTTGTACATCTTTTGAAGGGTAATGGTGTTCATAGTTGCAATCCCCTGTTGGATATTCGTGATCATCAACGATTAACCACTAGAATTGAAAATTTAGGAAGGATGGTTAGGAATCCTAAAGCTTTTACTTTCGATTTGGAAAAAAAAAATAGAATTTTGGAATTTTTGGACGGTGTTCCTTCAGTTAGTCAAAAATATTACTGTAATAATAAAGCTCAAGACTGTAATAGGACTGCTAGATATGGTATTTGCTTGCATTCGGCTTATGATATTTCCCCATTTGATTTTGCAGATATAATGTTGAAGAAAAATATGGTTGAAATTTATGGTTCTTTTATTTACAGTGACTTAATTTTTTTGCATGATGATGGTACAATAGAAGGCATAAATTGTTATTTTTCTTATACTAAAGACCGTAAATTTATCGAATTTTCTTTCCATAACGACCCTAGTTTAATATATAGGCATTCTACTGTAAATTATTTGGCTTTATTGACTTTAAATTCTTTTAAGGATAAAAGCGGTCGTTATACTTTTGTTATAGAATTACTTGAAAATAGGGCTGGTATTCAGTTCTTTAAGATAACTAGAATTAATAAAGAATATGAATATAGTGGTCTTTCTAAATTTTTGTGGTTACCTTCTCTAAAAGGAAAAACTAAGGTTAAGTTTTTTGATTTGGATCAATCTGCCGTCGCTAGAGGTGATTTTAAAAAAGCTCTTGAACCTATAGAATTTTATGTTGACACTGCAATAATAGATAAGGTTGTTTCTCATGCTTATGCTTCAACTGAAACTAAATTTAGACCTGTCGAAATTTTTAATTTTTTGTTGGCTTATAATGGTAGAATTTTTTTTGGTAATGATGTTTGTGTTAGATATAATCAGTTGCCTCATTCTAAGGCTATGGCATTAGCTAATGCTATTTATTTATATGTTTATGCTAAAAAATATGATATCGGTAAAATTGACCAGTTGTTAATAGCCGCTATAAAACACGATAGAGAACTGGCTGAAAAATCTATTTTGGGTAAACTTTGGAAGGGAAAATTTGATTATCCTTCGGCTTATGGTAGCGGACACACTCGATTCCGTTTTTTGCGCGCCATGAGTTCGTCTTTTCATCGATTTTTATACTGGTGTAATAGGTCCAGATATGATGCTAAAAGTTTCCTTAGCGAAAATATGCAATTTATAAGATGTGATGATAAGGAAACTTATTCTCAGATTTTTTTTAAAATTTTTAACAAAAAAAATAAAAAAATATCCTCTGTTATAGATTATAAATTTAGTAGTGTTATACCTGCTGGTAGATCTTTTGAACTTAAAACTAAAATTGCTGAAATTTTTTCTCAATTCTGTGTTCACTCGACTGATGCTATTGTTTGCCTTAATGATTTAGTTCCTGTGGTCGATCGTATTAAGATTTCCCCTCGTAATGAATTACCTTCTTCAATAGTCGCTAAAATTGTTAAAAATAATAATTGTGCTGGTTTTTCTGTTTTGGCTGGAGGTTCTTTGGAAGGTGATGTTTTGGTAGTGGGTAATTCAAAAACCTTTTCTGAGCCATTGGAGATAATCGGTAATGCTTATGTTATGGGTAATTGTAATTTATCTACTAATTCCATAAACATTGCATATGATGACTTGTGTTTGGATTGTCTTTCTGCTATATCAACGCTGCCTATTAATAAAGTTTTGTTGCTTCCTGATAATGATTTATTAATACCTGTTTTTAATCATTGTTTGCGGGAAAATATAACTTTATATACTTGGTATTCTAGCGAATACACTTCTGAAAATCGAGATTTATTGGCTCTGTATCTCCCATACTACAATAAAAAATTTTTTCCTATGAAATACTTTAGACGGGAACCCTTGGAATTTGATGTTTTGGCTGGTCAACTTCGGGAACTCATAGATGACGACAGGGATTTTACTAAATTTGTTTTAAAAAATGGAACCGTTACTCCGGACCTTCGAAAGGAGGTATGGATTAAAATGGCTAAAGAACAAAAATTTTTTTTTATTGATAAGGAAGACTTGATTCGTAACCCTGATCGTGATACAATTTTAAAAGATTTAATGAGAACAAAAGATGTAGAAGATTTAGATGAGACTTTGTTATTTGTTTGTACAGTGTTGTCCAATTTTGACTTTTTGTTTTATTATCAAGGGTTTCATGAAATTTGTAATTATGTTTTAAATTTGGTTGGTTTTAACGATGGTATAGCGGTTATGTGTTATTTGGTAAAAAAATTTTTTTGGATTTTTATGTATGGTAACGGTGATAATTATTTGGTTTTGGGTGATTATTTTAATAGTGTTGTTCTTCGACGTAATTGTGCTTTGGAGACTTGTGCTGTAGTTACTCCTGAAACATTTGGGTTGATCCTTTGTCATTTGTCTACTTGGTTTTTGCATCGCTCTACAGATTTTCTTGATAGTATTTTTGATTTCTTCTTTGTTGCTGATCCTGCTATGTGTTTCTACTATCTGGCTTGTTTATATGTTGATGCTACTGCTGAATGTGTAACTATTGCAGAACATTATGATGCTTTGGCTTCGCTTTCTTTGCGTGATATTAGAGAGGAATGTATTTATTTTTATAATAGTGATATAAACTCTAAACTTAATGAATTTTTGCGTTTCCCTCAGCAAAATTTAGTTGAAGATATTCCTGTTATTAATTTGGAATTGGATGTTGGGATAATTCTTGAAAATTCTGTTCTTTCTAGTTCTACGTCGGGTTTTTCTTCTTGTCTTTCCACTCTTGATAACTTTACTAATAAAAATCTTGATTGTTCTGGTTCTACTTCGACTTTGTCTTCTTGTCTTTCTACTGTTGGTAACTCTACTGATATCTCTGATTATGTTGATTGTAATGATTTAATTTCTGAATTTACTGAAGATAACGAGCTTTTGGAATCGGAATCGCATGAACCTGTTTTTCTTTTTGAAAACCGTGTGGTTATTAGAACTATTCCTTCTGATTTTGTCATATTTTTGAAAAATTTTTCTGATAATCTTTCTTCTTTTAAAAAAACTGTAAGACCTGGAGCCAAGGGAAAAAGATTTGAGTATTTATATAGTCCCATGCCTTACACTTATAATAATGTTACTACTTACCCAATAAATAAAAATATACCTTTAGATTTTTTTCCTTATGTTGATCTTTCATTTTATAATACTTTGTTGATTGTTGTATATCCTTCTGGTACTTCTGGTTTAAACTTTCATAAGGACGATGAACCTTGTATGGATAGTGACAGAGTTTTGACCTTTTCCGTTGGAGCCGATTGTACACTTAAAATTAAGACTTTACCTAATAAAAAAATTTTTAAATATGTTTTGACTTCTCAGTATTCTTATGAATTTTCACATCAGAGAGATTTTTTGCACGGTGTTGATACTACTGGTTATCGTGTAGCTTTTACCTTTAGAAAACGTCGATTTACTGAAGTAATTTTAAATCCTTTGCCTATAGATGTTTCTACTTTAGAGAAATTTGATAATTTTGGATTGGACTTTTATACTAATTGTGAATATTCTTCTGATGTTTTAAATAACTTTAATTTTGTTGGTTCTTACTCGATTGATAGTAAAGAAAATCTGCTTTCTGAAATCTTTGATAGCGAAATTTGGTTGAAGGATTTAAAAAAATATTGCCTTTTGAATAATAATAGAGGGTGGGAGGATTTTCTTAGGAATTTTGGTACTCTGATTGAAGTTTCTAATTGTGGGTCTGCTCGTCTCTTGATTTGTGATATTCCTTCGACTGATGACGTGGTTGTTATGAACACTGTTATTGTAGAGAATATTCTTAAGTCTTTGTGGGTTTTGGAGTCTGGGGGTTATCTTCTGTTAGGCGTTCATTTAAATTCTAAATTGATTAAAAAACTTGATTTGTTGGGTAGTTTCAGAGTTCAGAAAATGTTTAGACCTTTTAGTATTTCTCCTTTGTCTCGTATAGCTTATCTTTTGGTTGGTGGGGGATCTGGTTCTGTCAATAATATCTCTGCTTTATTTAATTCTGCTAACTTTCATAGAGCTACTTATCATACGTATTTGCAACATATAAAGCAAGGTGCAACTTTCAACAAACCTGTTTTGGGGAATGCCACTGTTGTCGAATGCGGTGGAGGAGGTGATTGTTTGTTTTATAGTTTGACTGCTTCTGATTTCTCTACTGCCTGCGCTTTGCGATCTTTATTATTAGCTAATAAACCATTGGATATTAATCACCCTGAATACTCAGTCGCGGATGTTGATGAGGAATGTGCTGCCCCTGGTATTCATGCTGGTACTTCGACTATAATTGCCTTTTGCGAAATTTTTTATTCTCGTGTTCGTATTTTTTCCACGGTTTCTAAAGATTTGCTGTTTGATTATAACCCTGTTAAAAAACCCTTGTATTCTATTGATTTATATTACGCAAATAACCACTATCAACGAAAATCTATTAAAACTATTAATGAAAAACGCGTTCAAAATTTTTTCCTTGATCCGGTTAACTTGGATAGTGTTTACGAAAAATTTTTGAAGCCTACTTTTGGTGAAATTCCTTTGTGTAACCATTTGGTAGATCTTTGTTTAGAAAATGTTTGTGAATGTTTGGAGGGGTTAAATTCGTTTCTGTCTTTGGGCTATGATGATTTTGTTTTTTTTTCCCATACTAATTATATAAAGGATATTTCAAATATTTTCGTTAACATTACTAATAATGGTTATAAAGTTCGTTTTCTTTGTGTTCCTGGTTTGACTAATGTGGGTTATATTTTTATGTTAATTTCTAAATATTATTCTCGCGGTCGTGAAGTTAACTTGGATTTTTGTTACCAGCTTTATGTGTCTCATTCTAAGCGTTGTTCTAATTGTAATAATTCTAACCAGATCATTATCCCTCCTTTATATTATCATATTGATCGTATTTATTATTTTTGTAATCAAGCTGAACTTGTTTCTTTTACTGATAGTATGGAAGATGCAGACATTGTTTTCAAACTTGAAGTCAATGGTTTGGATCCTAGAGATTGTTATGAACTGATAGATAATGGAGATTATGTCACTGTGCCTGTTGTTCTACTTTCTGTTAATAAGTTAAGTGACGATATTTCTGTATTAAATGCAATTCGTTTTTTAATTGATCGGTTTTTTAGTATTCGTAAAAGTGTTCCTTCTATGGGTTTGGTTAATTGTGGTCTTGATAATCTCAGTTTTTTTTCTGATGTTTTTTCAAAATATACTTCCAAGATTTATATATTAAAAGAAGAAGTTAGTGTTAATTCTACCGGTATTGTCTTTAATCCTACTTTTTTGGTTAACGTCGATGATAACACTTATATTAAGAATTCTATGATTGAGGCTAAAGAATATTACAAGTCCACTATTTCGGCCATAATTTCTAAATTACAACCTACGTTCAAAGAATATATGGATTTGTTTCCTTATTTAAAGGGTGGTCAGTCTTTTAATAAGCGTAAAGATTTCGGTATTTTGGATATGGGTACTGGTCAATTTGTCATAGTTCCTCAAACTGGTGGTGGTCCTTACTCTTATGCTTTTGATGGTGTTAAATTGGTTGACATTACTACGGCAATTCATCAAAATTTTTCACTCACGGATAATTTGGGTCGGAACACTAATTGGTTGAAACCTGGTGTTTTTAGTGGTTACATGGCCGTTAATTCAGATACTAAATTGATTAATAGTGAAAAAATTTTTAAACAAATGAATAAATTTGACTTAAACAAGATAACTATGGGGTTTTCTATAGAATTAATTGAAGGAGTCCCTGGTTGTGGTAAGACGCGTTATATCATAGATAATCATGAATTCTCTTTGACTAACTGTAATCACGTTGTGTTGACTTCCAGTAAAGAAGCCGTTGAAGATATTAGATCTCGGGTGGCCTTAAAATATAAAATTGATCGTGATTCTTTTGTGTTGCAGAAAAGATATCGGACGGTGGATTCATTTCTTATGCACTTTGATGGAAGGACCCGTATTGAAACTCTTTGGGTAGACGAAGGTTTGATGAGACATTTTGGTGATCTCATGTGGTGTGCTACTATTAGTGGGTGTAAGACTATTAAAATTATGGGAGACAGAGCTCAAGTACCTTTTCATAATCGTTTGGCTGGTGTGACCTTGCAATATCATCATTTAAAAATCTCTAAATCGTTAAAGACAACTTTCCTTAATACCACTCATCGATGTCCGGTTGATGTTGCTGTGTATCTTAATAGGTTTGGTGTTTATAATAGAAAAGTGGTGTCGACTTCTCGTATCGATAAGTCGGTTTCTGCTGTTCTGTTGTCCAATATTTCTCAACTTTATGCTGTAGCTAATTCTACTTTTCTGACTTTTACTAAAAATGAAAGGGATACTTTACGACGTGAAGGATTTTCTAATGTTTATACAATTAATCAGTTTCAGGGTAGTCAAGCTGAACACGTTGTTTTAGTGCGTGATAATATTAAACCTTTACCGCTTTTCTCTTCAAAAAATCATCAGTTGGTAGCTATTTCTCGGCATACTAAGTCTTTCGTTTATTTTACTCGTACTTTAGAAGACGATCTTTACAAATTTTTGTTGGAACCTGTCACCCAGTCGGATATAATAGGTTGTTCAGTCCCTGCTAAGATGTTGGGTGGTGGAGTTATTTTGGGTAAAACCGTTACTAAACAATTTCCTATTTTTACAATAGTTCCTAGAGCCGCTACTATGATAGACCTAATTAAACAGGACGCCCGCATTAGAAGTTTTGTGCAAGGTAATATGGGTTACGGGGTTGTTCCTATGCGTATTAATTTGTTACCTATAGAATATCGCGCTAATGATCTTCCTTTTGCTCCTTCTTATTACATTTCTGATGCTATAACTACTATGCAATATTTTTATGATGAAATCTTTCCTGGTCATTCTGTGCAGTCTTATGAATATGACAATAAAATTTTTCAACAAGATGATTTATTTTTTGCAACTAAGGAAATGATGCGTATGAGCTCATACGAACGTTTTTTTTCTTCTAAGTTTGACTCGTTGTCACCTTCTTTGCGTACTTCTTGTCCTTCTGCTGTAACTAATGATTTGAAAAACGTTTTAAAAGCCTTTTATGACAGAAATGGTAATGTACCTGAGTTGCAGGGTTTGGTTAATGAAGAAAAAATGGCTGACTGTATGTTTAATAACTTTGTTAATTGTTATATTGACAATACTGATATTTTTAATAATTTTTCCAGTGAACCTATACATGTTAATGTTGATTCCATAGAGGATTGGTTATTTACTCAGGATCGTAAAGTTAAGGATCAAGCTTTTCCTGAGGAATTCATAGATATATTTACTAGGGAATTAAATGTTTACTCAATGATTTTAAAAAAATTGCCGAAACCTAAGTTGGAAAATGGTGCTGAATATAAGTTTCCCAGTCCCCAAACTATAGCACATTCATCTAAAGATATTAATGCTGTTTTTTGTCCTATAGTTCGAGAAATGAAAAGGCGTTTATTGGCTGTCATGTGTCCTAATGTAGTAATGTTTACTGATATTTCCGTTAGTGATTTTGAAGAACTTTTAACTGTTAGGTTACCTGCGGGAGTTTTACGTAAAATGAACTTTCTTTTGGAGGCCGATATGTCTAAATATGATAAATCTCAGAATTTGCTTGCTTTACTTTATGAAATTAAAATGCTGCGAGCTTTAGGATTTCCTGAATTTTTAATTCCTACGTGGATATTCATGCATGTTTATTCTAAGTTGGTTAATCGTATGTTGGGATTGGTTTTTAAGATTTTTTATCAACGTAAATCTGGTGATCCTATGACTTACTTTGGAAATACTCTTTTTTTAATGGCGGTAGTTGCTTCTATAAATATTCCACGCTTTTCTAGTTTAATTAAATCGTATAATGTTTTTCTTTTATTTTCTGGTGACGATTTTTTGGCTTTTTGTAGTGTTTTAATTGATTTGATCCATTTTTCCGATGAAGTCGCGGTACGTTTCAATCTCGAGGCGAAGGTTTTAAAATATAAGACTCCTTATTTCTGTTCAAAATTTTTGTTTATGACTCCGTGGGGGCGTTGGGTGGTATTACCTGATGTTGTTAAAATGTTAACTAAATTGGGTCGTAGGGATTTGGTAAATTTTCAACATGTTGAAGAATATCGTATTTCTTGTGCAGACGTCGGTCGTAACTTGGGAAATTCTCTCCTTTATCCATTTATAGATGATTGTATGCGAGACAGATATAAACTTAATCTTGATTCCATGGTTTCGTTGTATTCGGCTATGTTTAAATGTTTTTCTGATTCTGAAGAATTTGGGAAATTGTATTATCACGATGAAAGGCATAACATAGACGATCAAAGGGTTTTTACTAAGCTTAATGAATTTTAATTTAATTTAATACAGATTGTTTTCAGGCCTAAGGTATTTGTGTGTTATGTTTATTTATTCTTCTATTATAGTCTTCTTTGTGCAGCTAAGATGGCAGCTACTATCTTTGCGTTTATATATTTAGTTTTATGTATTCATTGTGTTTTTGCTCCTCCTTGTGTTCCTTGTCATAAGGATGAATGTCATACTATATACAAACAAATTTGTAGGACTGGAGATTCTCGTCCTGTGTTGGTTCATCCTCCTTCTTTTAGAACTCGCATTAGTTATGTTTATCCTGTAGTTTTGAACAGTGGTTTAATAAGTCCTTTTAATAATCCTTCTAATGTTGATAGTTTCCTTATAAATATTGTAGATTTTCATAGTTCGTGCAATTATTATTCTGATATTGGTTGTGTTAATACTACTTTATGTAATAATATGCGTGCTTATAGTGTTTTGAACTTTACTGTTTGTTTGTCTGTTAAGAAAACTGTTACTTTGGAAGTTTATCATGTCCTCATGTATTATATTCTCGATGTGGCTCGTAATCATTCTTTTTCTCTCCCGGATCATCCTACTAATGTTTTCGATATTGATGATAATAATTGTATTTTTATTTCTAAAAACGGTTCTCGGCAGCTTGAATGTAAAAATTTTGCTTTTCATCATTTTTATGATAATCTTATTTTTTCTTTTTATGTTCCTAGTGAAATTCGTTATAGTTGTGGGTTTGGGTCGGGTTTCTTTTACACTGTTAATATATTTCCTCCTCGACCTAAATGTATTTTTACTTATAAATTTCTCGGTTCTTTTGTGTGTGCAGCTTCTTATGGTAGATTTTGTGGTGATATTAATAGCTCAATTTTCGTAGATTCTTTTATTAATATTTCTTTTAAAGGTACAGAAGTGCCTTTTAATGATACATGTAACTTATCTGATTTTCGTTTGTTTAGCATATATCAAAATTTCTTTTCTGATGTGTCTTATCCGGAGTTTTCGAGGAATATACGTTTGATTGGTGGCGATTTCTTTTCTAATTTTACTAAAAATTTTCTGGATTTCTCTGGTAATGTCTCCAATGAATTGGTGGATATTTCCAGGGCTTTTCTATTACTTTCGAAGAATTTTAATACTTCGTTTTCTGGTCTCATGAATTTCTCGTTTCCTTCGTTAAATTGTACGGTACCTAATGTAACCGTCTCCATTCCTCCTATTGTTGTGGATTTTTCTACTTTTAAATGTCCTGTTTTAAAAATTGATCGATGTCCTAAACCTGATATAGTTCTTAGACCTGTTTTGAATTCTTGTAGGAACATTTCTTTCGTTTGTCCTTCTTGTCCTAAATTGGTTACTGATTTTTCTAAATTCCCTAAACCTCCTGTCCCTATTCTAAATCCTGTGTTAAATAATTGTTCGTGTCCTTCTTTTCCTGACAATTTGACACTTGTTCCGGATATTGAAAAGTTTGTTGAAATGAGTGGAAAAATTTTACATCATTTGTTAGGTTTCGTTTTGTCTGGTGAAGAGGGTCACCTTTTAAAATCTGTAAATTATACTTTGTCTCCTAGAATTAAACGTTCTATCGGTACTTGGTTTGCTGATGCTGTGTTTAGTTTATGTCGTCCTTTCTTTAAATTCTTTCTTTCTATCTTTTCAGAAATTTTAATGGCATTTGTTACTTTTCTGTTGGATTTTGAACCTTATTTGGACAAGTTTTTAATAGTTCTTGAAACCAAGTTAGAAGAATTAGTTGATATGTTTGTTAGATTAACTCTATCTCTTATTAAAGTCATATCTCGTTTTCTTTTTCATTTGGAATTACAGATTCATCTCTTCGAGTTTGTTTTTCTTTTCACGTTGTTTTATTTTTTTAATCGTGATCGTTTACTTTCTTTGATTTTTACTATGTGTGTCATGTATTTTGTGGGTCTTAATCGATTATTCCCTTCTTTCTTTTTGGTTTATGAGAAAGATATGGCTAACTTTTCCGCTATTTTGGCTACTGTTCTTAGTGGACAAAATATTTCTTTAGTTAATGGTACTTTTTATTTTGGTGATACTATTCTGCTTACTGTTCCTATTCGAAATTTTTCTTATTTGTCTTACTTTGATTCCGTATCTTTTAACTTCACATTACCTAATGTTTCTGCTGATTATTATTTAAAGCTAAGTCCTCATTACGATTCTACTTTGCAGGCCAAAAGAAATTTTTTGACTAAAAATTAATCAAGGTATGTTAATTTTCTAATTTCATTATAATGGTTATTATTGAAGAGCTAGATGACATGGCAACTCCTAACCGATCACTTGTTGTTAGTGAAAATTTTCGCGGTCGTGTGCTTGATTCGCAGGGTATCAGTGCGATCCGCGCGGGTCAAACTGTTGATGCTGGCCTTTTTGATGCTGTTAAAGCCTCATATTCTAATTTGGTTTATCACCCTATTGCTTTGTTTTTCTTTTGTATGGGCACCTTTATCTTTATTGCTGAAACTTATGAAACTGTTGGTCCGCTTGAGCTTATTGCTCAGCAGTTTCATAAAACTGCCGATAATTCTACTAATAATCTTGTTCGTGCTTTTATGGCTTTACTTCTTTTTCCTTTAGAAAAATTAATTGCTAATAAAATTGTTGTTGCTATTATATGTCTTATGCTTGTACCTTATTCTTGTAAACCTTCGCGTTCTAATCTTTTTTTTACTGCTGTTTTTCTTTTTACTTTTTTAATTGCTGAATTTACTGTGCTTGAAGTTTTCGTTTGTTCTAATCTTTTCTTTTTGTTTGTTATGATCCGTTCTCCTATCTACCGCTTAATTATAATTTTTGTTTTTATTGTTATAGCTTTTGGAGTTTTTGAAGTTGAAAAAATGCTTCAGGAACTCCGTTCTGCTCATGCTAAATTAAATGTTAAAGTTCCCAAGTCTTCTTCTACCTTCGATACCACTACTGCTGCTCCTGTTGGTCGTATTATTACGACCACTACAAAAAAAAATTAAAATTTAATTAAATTTAATATTACTTTATTTTAAACAGCTTTTCTTTTACTGTTATTAATATATTTTTTTTTTCTTTAATCTCCTATAAACTAAAATAAAAA